GGTAGAATCTGGTACAACTTTTTCGGTGGTGGGCTAGAGAAATGGCAAGAGAGACAAGACTAACCTTCACATGCTATACATTCACCACTACTTCCTCTTACACCTGCCTCGCTACGAAGATAGTATAAAGATTTTATGTATTTATCTTTGAATGCGAGCTTGTGTATTCTACTAATCTCCTCCTCCGGAGTATCACTAGGGAAGAACAAGTTTAGTGATTGTGCTTGGCAGATATAACGCTGCCTTGCACTAGCTAAACGAACAAGAACTTCCTGATTAATCTCGAAGCTAGTTTTAAATACTGCCTTCTCCTGATCAGTCAACCAGTCAACAAGCTGCACAGAACCATTGTCCTTGATGATTGCATTGATTGTCTCGTCACTATATACCCCCCTAGACTTCATCAGATCAACCAGAACAGGATTAATTCTGTTTATCTCACCAGCAGGTGACCCCTGCACAAATACGTTCTTATAGACTGGCTCAATGCCTTGTGAAACTGAACCACATATCAACGCACTTGAGCTATTTGGTGCTATTGCTAACAAGTGTGTATTGCGTACACCATGTCCTTTGCACCATTTAGGCTCACCCTTCTCTTTAGCTAACCACTTACTAGCCTTCACTGCTTCCTGCTTAATACCCTTGAAGATAAGCTGGTTAAGGTTATGCGCCTCAAATGACTCGATGTCAATCATGTTCTGTTGTAGGTAGGTATGAAAACCTAGAGTACCTAAACCTAATGCACGACCAGACTCAGTAAATCTTACTGCTCTCTCTAATCCTTTGATACCTCTACCCTGCTTTATAAATTCCTCAGCTACACAGTCTAGGAATACTATAGCAGTCTGTACTGCGTCCGTATCTTTCCACTCGTCATACTTAGCTAGATTCATAGAAGAAAGAACACAAGTAAAAGTATGAAATTCATCAGAGTGTAGTGTAATCTCTGTACATAAGTTACTAGCCTTAACCTTCAAGCCATGCTCCGCATACATAATCGGGTTAGCTTCATTAACTTTATCTACGAAAAAGAAGTAACCTTTACCCGTTACCATCTTAACTTTCATAGCACGCTGATAGCGAGCAATGGCATCCTTGTCACCATTATCCAGCCTGTCCATAAAATCTTTAGTGACATTCCAACCTACGTTGCAGTCGTCAGGATGGTTAATTATGTGGTCACATATCTCCCAGAAATCACCATGCGCTAGTTCGACATATCCCGCCCATGCACCTCGTCTAGTATTTCCTTGTGATACATCGCGACTAAGCTGGACAAAGTCTCTAAGCACCGGCAATACTCCGCTTGCCAATCCTCCGCTTGATATAACACTTCCTCGCTCTCTGATATGTCCAATGTAACTTGAAGTGCCGAAACCATTTTTGCTAAGAACCGCAACTTCTCTCTGTGCATCATAAAAGTCATAAACACTGTCTCCTACATATCCACCGCTGCATGAAACAGAGCAGCCTCTATTAGTACCCATGTTTGCTAACACAGGTGTTGAACAAGCTAACCAACCATTCCACATCAGATTAAAAAACATCTTCTGCCAATGTTCAGAATCTTCCATGTGACGTGCAGCAGTAGTTGATATACGCTTGTAGATTGAATACAGATCAGGGTACTCAGGTGTTGTGTACTTGTTCTTAAGTATCTGCCATGCAGCTGTCGTTACCCAGTTAGGTAACTTACCTTCAGCTTGTAGCTTTTTACGCTCCTCTCCAAGTTCTTCATATATTGATCTTTCTTTTACCATGTGAACTTACTCTCCGTCCAATCCCTACTATAGTTGTTACCCTGCTTTGCAAAGAAGTCATGTAACGAACCACTATTAATGTTCTTGTAAAACCAACTACTAATTGGGTCATACTCTACACTAAACATTGTTGGAATGTTTAATTGCTCTAAGCATAAGTTAAGACGGGATTGAATAAAGTTCTTCATCTGTATGTCAGTGATACCCTTTATGTTACCCTTCTCAAATATCATATCAATTATGCGTGACTCATGCTCATATATCTGACGGCAGGTACGTTTAATCTTAGTCAATACTTTACCCATTCTATCAGCGTCTGGTTGTTCTTCCTTTAACAACTGCTTGTATAGCCATGCACCTGCTTCACTGTGTAAGTTCTCATCTCGTACAGAGAAGTTAATACCAGCAGTCATATTCATTAATTTGTTCTTACCCTCCGCTTGGAAATGCTTAAGGAAAGCAAAGTTAGAATACAGTATAGCACCTTCTGTGATACTACCCATAGCAGTAATCAGTAGTGGGTCATCAACTTTAAACTGTCTCTCAACCCATGCCATGCGGTCAGCGAGTGTCTTGTCCTTAGTGTAGGACGAATAGAACTCGTCAGTCTTTAAGCCCATGACTTCATTTAGTTTGTCATAGAATGGAGCATGAACATTTAACTCAAACATACCAAACAAACTAGCCATACGCTGTATCTCAGGGCGTGGGAATGTCTTACGAACATAGTCTAGCCAGTATTCGTTACCTACGTGCAACTCGTACAGCGTAAACAACTTGAGTACAGTAGTTACACCATGCAGTTCTGCTTCAGTAAGATTAGTCTTTAGGTCATGGATGTCCTTCTCCATCTCAATCTCATCCGCAGTCCAGAATATAGACTGTTGCTTCTCTGTGTAAGCTAGAGCCTGTGGATAATCATACGTATAAGTAGACTTTGGCTTTAGTATCTGAGCATTACTCATCATCTAGCTCTTCAAGTTCCATTTTGGAACTAGTAATGATAAGACCATGTAACAACCATTCAATCAGGAATGATTTAAATTCATTATCATTATGTTCAAAAGTAACGAAACCTATGAACGGTATCCAACCACCGAACAGTGGGTAGCCAAACATTAATATACAGCCGTCACCTTCGTGGATACGGAAGGGTGTTAATTCAAATTGAAATTTCATTCTAATCCTCCTCTAATTCTTCTTCAAAGTCTTCTTCAAAGTCTTCTTGCAGATCGTCCATCTTATACTCAATTTTGTCCATAAATCTATCGACAAGTTGATCAGACGTAATCTCCAAGACTTCCATCAAGGAGATTTCATCTATATGTCTGAGACGATCAGCAAGCTCGTCTAGTGTTAGCATATTTTTCCCTCAGATAATTTATAGAAATAGGTAGCTCATCGAATTGCCCATTATTAACTTCATTTAACATCCATATACCAGACCAACTACCATTGTTTTGTGGGCCAAGATACTTCTCATCATGGTCATAAAAAATACCAGCGAACAAACCTGTCAGATGTTTGCCGTCAGCTCTACGACCAAATGCTATGTCTCTGTCCTGCACATGCCCCATAACGCAGGACATCATTCTCTTAGAAAGCAAAGCTCTTGCACTCGATACAGGTCTGCCCATAACACCAGATGTAAAGTAGTGTGCGAAACAAACACCCTCTATTACTACTGGCTCTAGGTAGTCATAGACTTCCCAGTCCTTTAAATTAAGATCGTTATAACTAATAACATCCTCAAGTATTGCATCAGCTTCAACGGCTCTTCCAATACGCTCCTCGTGGTTGCCCATAGTATAAATTAACTTAGGCTTCCATTGCTTGCGTCTACCTTTCTTAAGTCTAGCAATCTCTTTCCTAATAGGAGTCATAAACAACTCCATAGCTTCGTTACCTGCATTAACATCTGCTCTGTAACGTCTACCTTCAAAGTCTTTCTTACCCTTGTCGTATATTGATAGGCTAGGCATATCCCAGAAGTCACCCAAATTTACAATCACATCAGGCTTTTTATCTATGATGTACTTAGCCGCCCATTCTAAATGATTTACTGACACATTAGGCTTTACTTGACAGTCAGGTATTACACATATCTTCACATCAACGCTCCTTCAAATAATTATTTAGTTCAGAAGTTTGGTTTACAGTAAAATATTTTATACCCTCCTTATCACACCATTCGCCCATGTTCATTTTACTGCCCTTCCTAAGTTTCTTGGTTGGGTTGGATAAAATAAAAATAAGTTCGTAGCTTCCTTCTATCTGTTGTTTGATTGCCTTGTACTTAGCTGTATCTCCAGACCGAAAGAACCCCTTACACTCAATCAATACATCACCACTAACAAAATCAGGCTTGTACTTTCGCTTGATAACATACGGAATATCAAACGGCTCAAACTCGAAGTCCTTGTGCTTAATGCCAAATGCTTCCTCTAATCCACTTCTATATTTTGGCTTGTTCATAAAAATCTATAGGCATTTCCTTACCCCTCTGTAGTATCCAAAGTAAGTAAGAGTTTTCTACTGCACGTTGAAAACCCTGTTCAAATTCATCAAGGTACATATCAACAATTAGCTTATCCCAGTTGTCGTGTTCATCTAACAATTTGTCAGCCTTCTTGTCACCAATACCTTTGATACCTGTTATATTATCTACCCTGTCGCCAGTCAACATCTGCTTGTAAAAGAAACGTCTACCTTCCTCAGCTGTAACAGTTTTCCATTCCTTCTTGTTATAGTTGTAGTGTTTACCTTCCACCATAAGTAAGTCTTTATCAATAGTAGCGATAGCAGTAGTGTCGTCTTGTGATAAACCAAGTGCGTCATCTGCTTCCATTCCATCTACAACCTGTGCTTTGTACCTTGCTTCCAAATAATCACGAATGAGTTGATAGTGAATAGGCTTATCGTCTTTTGACCGATTGCCCTTGTAGTCAGCTCTTAATTTATGTCGGAAGTTTGTTTTACCAGATAGAAAAACTTTGTAGCTTTTGCATCCTGTGTCTTTAATCAAGTTTGACATATACAGTTTGCAGGAATGTAGTGCATGGGATTCTGGGTCAGCTTTCACCGACCCGTCCTCCTGTTTCTTCTGACTAGCGAAGCCTATGCGATAAACAATAGGGTCACCATCAATGAGTAGTTTCATTAGAATGGAATGGCGTCGTCAAAGTCTAACGACAGCTGCTCAGAACTTTCTATAGCTTTGGCTTCAACGTTGTTATTACCACCTTTGATTCTGCGGTCAAAGATGTAACGAGGTAAGCCGAACATAGCACGTTGAGCAGGACTGTTTTCGTCATCTGCATCACCAACAGCTTGGTCAGTAATTACAGATGCTGGCACGTCTCCCTGATACTTAGTAGGGATAGGTGAAATAGAATCAATATTATCATAGATTTTATTTGCATTTTCTCCCTTACCAGCTACGTTCACTACGAGTACGTTGCATGGTCTACCTAGGACTGATTCCCAATCCGCTACCTGACCTTCTTTGGCAGTTGGTTCAAACACTTTGTAGTATTTGTACTCATTGCCCTTCTCATTCATCTCGTAAAAGATATTGAATGGCCGTGTCCATAGCAGTCGAGGTTGCTTCTTGCCGTCAACCATAACATATTCACCAAGTATCTCTATACCTAATGAGATTTGCTGTGCAGGTGGTTTTGACTCGCCCATGTATTCGCGTTCCTGTAAACCTAAGTCAGCTACATAGACTAATCTGCCTTCGTACTCACCTTCTTTTAAGTTAGTGTATTCTACTTCGCTCGAAGTAGCTGTAGTAGATACAGAACTTTTTCTATTTAATGCCATTGTAGTTCCTTTTGTTAATGTTACCGTAATAGTATACCACGTTTTAATGGATTTGTGAATAGTTTTCTCCGAATTGTACATCACAATCCAAATCTCTGTTTAGATTCAATAGCTTATTTACTTTTGCTATTGAGTCCTTTAAAAGTTTCTCTGCTTTTGGTTCGTCTCCTCTTTTTATTTCCAGTATTATCTCATCGTGAAACTGTGCAGTGAGCTGTGGTCTACGCTGTATTATGAACCCTATCCACAAATCAAAGCAATAAACACCAGTACCTTGATTGAGTGTAGAGAATATATCCTTCTCACTACGTAGTTTGTACCATAACTTACTTACTGGATTAAACAACCAGTCCTGCTTGGTCTTAACTGATTTACTAATCTCTTTGATAGACCAGTTGCGTTTCCAATAGGCTGTGTGTATTTGTTCTGCTTGGTTCTGTGTGATACCTAGCTGGCGAGATAGTGTTACAACACCACAACCATACGTACAGGCGTAGTTACCGCCTTTGTAGGCGTGTCTAGTTGTACTGATTGATGTGTCACTACCGTCCTTATATGCTTCTACCTGCTCAGGAGTAACAGCACCAGCAGATAAAGCCAAGTCAAGATGAGGATCAAAGCCATCTACCTGCATCTCCTTCACGTACTCAGGGTCGTATTGCCACATGAAGTGCTGCTTAGTTCTATCCTCAAGGGAAGACATATCACTACCACACAGTATGTTGCCTTCATTGCAACTAAGTAGGGCGCGTATTTCTTTGCCGTATGGTTTACGAACAGAAGGAATGTTTACACATATCTTGTGCTTAAATCTTAGTGTATTGGTCAGCCCTTGTATCTCTGCTTTGACGTATCCATTGTCATGATTCTCAATCAAACCTTGAACTAGCCCTATGCGGTGCTTAATCACAGTCATATTTGATAGCTTGGCAAGGGATGGAATGTCAGGAACTAGCTTCTCGATTGACTCACACAACTCACCGTCCCCTGATTTTATCTGTGGTATTCTGCGTTGGTCTTTCGTGTATTTGAATGTCTTTGGCTTCCATCCCATATCAAATAGCCAGTCTTTAATCTGTACAGTTGAAGTAGGATTAGGTTCTTCAAAGCCAATAATTACTTCTATCTCCTGAATATCATCAAAGTCTAGCTCATTCATATTACACAACTCTTGCCACTTCTTACCTTGTTCAGATAGTGTGCCGTCCTGTTTGTATGGCTTGGCTGGTCGCTTACGCTTTACAGTTTTTGGCACTTGAGGCATAACTTCTTTTAGTTCTATTACTGACTTATCGTACTCAGTTTCCAAGTCGTGCAGAAGTTTATATGCTTTATCAAGATCCAGTTTCCAACGTGACTTCTCTTGTAGTCTAGCGCAGTTCATCTTGTGTGTAAGGTAACGCAGTAGATTATCGTATTCACCATCATACAGGTCAGACAAGATTTGCTTTTGTCTTTGCCAAAGTAGATTGTTTATCTTTACGTCTTCTTCACAGCGATGAATGTAAGTACACAAGTCTGCGTTCTCCCAGTCATCTACCTGTGGCTTAGCTACCCCTAGCTTCTCTCCCCATTGCTCTAACCCGTGACGGTTCTCTTCAGGAAACAAGTACCATGACAAGGCAAGAGTGTCCACTAACTTACATGGTATCTTAGTATTTAAGATACGTTCGATAACGGGTGCATCGTAGCGAATAAAGTTATGCCCAATGATTCTGTCCTGATTGTTAAGGGTAGAAAGAAAGACTTGCATGTCAGCATAGGTAGTCAAAGTATTGACAGTATCACCATCATGTATAGACATGCAGTGTATCTTGCTAGGGTTCACCCCATCTGTTTCAATGTCTACGATGTAATCAGTCACCTAACAGCTCCGTGGTTCTTGTGGAATCCGTAATGTTCTTTAGCTTCTTTTACTGCTTTAGCTGCGTCTTCTGGGTTTTCAAAATAACCTAAATGTTTTTGTCGATTATCGACCATGATATTAGCTTGATATTTCTTTCTTGTTTTATGAAACGATACGCCACAAAATCCAGTTTTATTAGTTTTCAGCATTGGCAGATTTCTACGATTTTCCCTGTGTGTAACCTCTCTCAAATTATTTATTCTGTTATCAAGTTTATTTTGGTTAATGTGGTCTACTTGTAGCTTAGGAAACTCACCATACTCATACAACCAAGCCAGTCTGTGTGCGTAAAAATTTGTAAATTTCCCATCAAATCTCATAGCGATACTTCTATACCCACTCTTACTAATACAACCAGCTTCTTTATTACGCATACTAGCAGAATTTAATTTACTATCCGTCCAAGTAAATATACCTGTGTCTTTATCGTAATGTAGTTTTTCCTTTAAAAGCTCTTGAGTAAGTAAAGCCTGTTTACCTGTATTTATCACCATTTGTTCACCTCTTGATATTGTACTGTGTTTTCATCGTAATAAACGTCACATTTATACGTCTGTCCGTACTCCCTGTCAAACAACATATAAAATTCACTGACGTTTTTACGTTCGATAGGACATTCTTCAGTCCTGTCCCTACTGATTCCATGTCCATAGTGAAACCACTTTTCCATAGCACGACTGCCAGTAAACTCGGATGATAGAACTCTAGCCCCAGCCTCATGTGGCTTACTGCCTTTTTGCTTAGGGTTTACATGAGAGTAACAGAACAGAGTAATTGGATACAGGTTTACCAAGTCAGCCATGTCAGTACATATCTCGTTCAGCTTGTCGTTAGCATCAGTAGAATTGTAACGAGAAATGAGTGCAGTTAGTGGGTCAATGAAGAATATATTGATGCCGTCTAGTAAGTGCATCTCTTCAATAC